ACCGCTTCCGCCAGAACCAGGTTTTACGAGAGTTCAAGCACTCTCAGTTCCCCCGAAAATACCAGTTTTACCCGGTATAGTGCGAATCGTACTGTCTCACCCCATCTTGTGCAACCTCATTTTTTTATGGGGGATCAGATGGGGGTTGATGGGGGAACACGATGCCGAAGATCGCCAAGGCGCTCAGCGCCCTCGAAGTTAAACGCCTGACCACGCCCGGCCTGCACCCGGTGGGGACGGTCAGCGGGCTGCGCCTGCGCGTTAAAGAGTCCGGGGCTCGCTCCTGGGTGTTGCGCACCACCATCGGCACTCGCCGGGCTGAAATTGGCCTTGGCAGCTACCCCGGCGTGACACTGGCCAATGCGATTGAAGCGGCTCGCCAGGCCGTTCAGCAGGTGAAGTCGGGGGTAGACCCTGTGTCTGACCGTCGCGCACGCCAGGCGGTGATTGAATGGACTTTCAAACGCTGCGCGGAGACGTACATCGAAGACCACCGACCGAGCTGGCGCAATGCCAAGCATGCGCAGCAGTGGGAGAGCACCCTCAGCGCTTACGCTTACCCCGTATTCGGCCACAAGCACGTGCGCGATGTTGGCAAGGGGGACGTGCTCGCGGCAATTCAGCCGCAGTGGTCGACCAAGAACGAAACCATGGTGCGCTTGAGAAACCGCATCGAGCTGGTGATTGCGTGGGCCATGCAGCGCGAGTACCGACCCGAGGGCGTCAACCCGGCACGCTGGCGCGGCAGTCTTGATGCAGCGCTGCCCAAGCCCTCAAAGGTCAACAAGCGCAAGCACTTTGAAGCGGTGCCCATCGACGACATGCCCGCGTTCATGAAGCGCCTGCGTGAGGTTCAGGGCACCAGTGCCAGGGCGCTTGAATTCGCCATCCTGACTGCAAGCCGCACGGGTGCCGTGCGGGCGGCCACCTGGGATCAAATCGACTTGCGCGGGCGTGTGTGGACATCGCCGGGTGAACTGATGAAGTCGGGGCGAGCGCACCGCGTGCCACTGGCCGAGCCGGTCGTGGCGCTGCTGGAGTCCTTGGACAGATTCGAGAAAGTGCCCTTGGTTTTTCCGGGCCGTGGTGACCGGCCTTTGTCCGACATGAGTCTGACGCAAACGATGCGGCGCATGGGCTTGACTGCGGTTCCACATGGCTTTCGATCTACGTTTTCAGACTGGTGCGCGGAGCGCACCGCCACGCCGGCCGAGGTGCGTGAAATGGCGCTGGCGCATGCGATTGGTGATCAAACCGAGGCCGCGTATCGGCGAGGGGATTTGTTTGAGAAAAGGCGGGAGCTGATGTCTCAGTGGGCGAGGTTTGTTCTGCAGGATGAGTCACCATGATCAAAAAAAACACAGCTTTTCAGGGTGATCTGCGCGAAGTGGGCAAAACCACGGCGAAGAAGAAAAATCCGCCTCTACGGGCTCCGTGGTCACTCCACGATGGAATGTTCGACGATGGCGAGAGAGACATCAACCAAATCGAGCCAGCATGGGCGAAGGCCGCATTGTTCTTTCGCACTGGCAAGCGCCATGGTCATGTGGACGAACGGAGGGCAATGTCTTTGCAAAATATTTTCCTTCGGTTAGAAGTGCTTCGAAGTCGATATGAAGAAGGTGAAACGCTAGCCCTGCTCACCGCCATCAACGATTGCGCAGACGAAAACTTGCCTTTGCCTACTTGGTTGGCGCAGGCCTTTGGCGAGGCCATGTCTGGTTTTCTAAAACCGGGGGGTGCGACCACTTTGGATGCTGTTTTTAGAAGCTCCAGCGTGCCAACAAAAACAGACCAAAAGGCAACATTGGCGAAACGGGACTTTCAGCAAGGGGCGGAGCTTTGGGATCAAGCATGGGCTGTTGCTTTGGCAGATGAAAGCTTGACTTCGTACCATGCCGTGGTCGTGGCCACGCTGGATAAACACAAGCCACCAGTGGCGCTTCGGAAAGCAAAAGAGCTGATTGCAATGGTGGACAAAAACCAAACTGAGCGTCTTGGAAAACGACCAAGCTCATCCCTCGAATCATTGCTGAAAAAGAGAAAAAAGTAGGAAGTCAATCGTTTTCCCGCTTCCTGGTCAAAGTGGGAAAGCGTTTGCTCTTGCTCTCGACTAGGGTTGCAATGAAGCACCTCGCATCACTGCGAGTCAACCCAAACGAGGTGCTTGAATGCAACAGACTTACTACAGGATGCGGGAGCTGGCGACTACCAAAGATCGCCAAGGGCGTGTTCCGTTTTCGCCCGCCACCGTTTGGCGCTTGGTGCGCGAACAGAAATTCCCGTCGCCGGTCAAACTCAGCGAGCGAGTGACCGCGTGGCCTCGTGCATCCATCGAAGCCTGGGAAGCCGAAAGACTAAGCGGAGCGCGTCGTGGGTGAGTTCCGACGCGACCTGCTGCCTGATGCTGCGGGCTACTTTGAGGCACAGGGGCTGAAGCTGATGGGGCGTGGCCCATGGCGCACCACAACGTGCGAATTTCATGGCGGCAAGTCAATGCGCGTGAATGTCAAAAACGGCGCGTGGGTCTGCATGAATTGCGGCGCTCGGGGCGGTGATGTTCTGGCCTACCAACGTGCTGCCACTGGACAAGATTTTGTCGCCGCTGCTCGCGCCTTGGGTGCTTATGTGGACAACGGCAAACCCGACCAAACACAGACCCGGCCCACGCCTTTACCAGCTCGCGCTGCACTCGAAGTGCTGCACTTTGAATCCCAGTTGGTGGCCACCGCTGCGGCCAATGTTGCCCACGGTATTCAACTGGGTGTGAACGACCACATGCGGCTGCTCAAAGCGGCCGGTCGCATTGACTTCGTTGCGAGGATGTTCAATTGAACGCAAGAACCTCAGCTTACGAAGCAGCCACGGCGGCTGTTGACGCGCTGGCATTGGACGCCGGGCCTGACTCAGCCAATGACGCCACCCACCACGACCTGGCCAGCGGCTGGATCAAAAAATATGCCGTTGGTGAACATATGCCCGTCCACAGTGGCGGCACGTTTCACATGCCAAGCGCTGATGATTTGTGGCACCCCATGGGCATGGAAAAAGCGCAGGTGCTTATCGCCACGATCTACAACGGCAGAAAGTATTGCAAGAAAAACGGGGACTATCGCCAAATTGCCGACCACGCCGCCGCTGTAGCGGACGAGCCCGAGTTCTTCAAACATGCCGCCATGGGTGTGGCCACACCGAAGGGCTTTTGGACGATTGATGAAAAAGGCTGTTGTGCGGTGATGCCGCTGAGCCTTGGCCATCGGCAGCAGTTTCGCCTGGCCTGGGAGCCTGATTTCGAAGCGGAAGCCCCCAGGTTTGATGCCATGTTGGCCTTGGCCTTTGAAGGTGACCATGCGGCCGATCAAATTGATCTGCTAGAACAGATTGCGGGGGCTGCACTGTTTGGCCTGATGCCGAAATACCAGGTCGCGGCGATGCTGCTGGGCAAAGAGGGCAGCGGCAAAAGCACTTTCCAACGAATCCTGGAAGCAGCTTTCCCGCCGTCTGTGGTGGGCGCGGTATCTCCTGCCGTGTGGTCTCGTGAGTACAACGTGGCCAGCCTGGCGGGCAAACGCTTGAACGTAGTGGGCGAGCTGTCAGACGATGCGCCGATCCCGGCTGCTGCCTTCAAGAACGTCACAGGCGGCAATCTGATCGAAGGCCGCCACCCTACCCACAGGCCCTTCTATTTCACGTGCCAGGCGGCCCACCTGTTCGCCTCCAACGTGTTGCCGCCAACCACCGACAGGACAGAAGCCTTCTTCCGTCGTTGGCGCATCGTGCGCTTCTCTAACCGCATCCCCGAGGGCCGGGTCGATCCTGACCTGTTGGCCAAGATCATTCGCGATGAGATGCCCGCGATACTGGGGCGTGCCTTTCGCGGCGCCGAGCGGGTTTGCCATGCTGGCCGCCTGCGCACCTCACCTGCCCATGATGCGGTGATTGCCAAGTGGAAGGCAGCTGCCAACCCAGTGCAGCAGTTCTTGCTGGATGCGGAGTGGGTAAGAGTTGACCCCGCTGCACCTGCGCTGCCACCGCGCACGGTCTATGACGCCTACCGCCGCTGGGCAAGCGACAGTGGCTTTCGCAATCCCTTTGGGCGCAATCACTTCATCGACCTTCTCGACAGCACAGGTGCCTCGCTCGGCGTCGTCATCAAGCGCACAGCGCAAGAACGTGAACGAGTATTTGGGGTGGAACTCTTGCAAAGCACAGGCGTTGCAACATGAACAGCGCAATCCGCCCTTTGCCAAGCGATGACACAAATGACGCTTTTACAGCCCCCCTCCCCCTCATGACGCGCATACACACACACGATGGCAGGGGGGTTAAGAAAGCGTCATTTATGTCATTTCGCTGCCTTGATGACGGAAATGACGCTTTTCAACACCACCTCCCCCTGATGAAGCGTGTGAGTCCAAACGATGTCCAGACATGCAAGCGGGTAAAGCCAGGACCCAGCTGGTCCAGGCTGGTCAAGTTTTTCCCTCGCGGGTCCTTCCTACCCCTTGGGGATGCGGGTAATTCGAACCGCGATCAGCCGCTAGTTTCAAGAGGTCTCCTGTGGCCTTGTTCCGTAACTTTGGGGGTTCTATGACTGATTTGAATGTGGTTTGTGGGCAGGCTGAATTTGGCGAGCTGGTGGGCGTTTCACAACAAGCCGTGAGCCTCTTGATGGTCAGGGGAATTCTCAAAGCAGGCGACCCACAAAGGACCTGGCTGCTGGCCTATTGCGCCCACTTGCGCGAGACCGCCGCAGGCCGCGACCCCGATGGGCAGTTGTCCACGGAACGCGCCCGCCTGGCGAGGGAGAACGCCGACAAGGTGGCCATGCAAAACGCACTGAGCCGCAAAGAGTTGGCACCGGTCGCTTACCTGGAAATCGTTCTGGGGGACGTGGCGCGCCAGATCTCACAGCACCTTGATGCCATGGTGCCCCAAATCCGCCGCCGCTTGCCTGACCTGCCGCCTTCAGTGTTGGCACAGATCACAGCGGAGGTGACCGTTTGCCGGGAACTGTGCGCCTGCGTCACTTTGGCCGATGCGGAGCGCCTGGAGCTGCAAGACGATGAGAGCGATGACCCAGCGGCAGAAGAAGACCAAGTGCCTGAACCTGCACCGTGACCGTGGATGCGACCAAAAACACGATGCCCTTACCCCCTCCCCCACACACTCAAAGGAAACCCACCATGCCCACCCCCCAAAGCTGCGACTTGATCGCCCGCGCCCAATTCCCCCTGACCGATGACGACATGCAGCGCCTGCGCCGCCTGGTGGCCCAGGCCGCATCAACAACGACACAACACGGCTTCGTGGGCTTCTACAGCGACGAGCGCCGCATCGGCGTCACGGCCACCGTGGTGCATGGCGAGGTGGCAGGGTGGATCATGTTCACTGCCCGAGACGCAGCGTCTGCCCGGCTGGTGGCCGAAGCACTTCACCAAACCACCGAGGGCTTGTTTCCTGCGGTGCTGGATTCTCTCGCGCAAGCCGGTGCCAACGTGATGAACAAAGCACGTTTGAATTGACATGAGGCACACTCACTGTGTATGCTCACAACCATCGCGTGAGCTTGTGAAGAAGCTGCGTGTGAAGAGGTTCAATGCACTCGCTTGCCTCGCGCCACACAGCAAACCACAAAGCAGGAGCGGGCACCGCCCGACTGGTCAACGCAAGGCCCCAGCAATGGGATGTCTTACTGCGCTGTCTCGTCGGGCTTTTTTGCGCCCTATGGGTCAGCGTGAAAGTCACGCATGAACCACCAAACCAGAGTTTTTCAGCTCGAAGCCAAAGAGGCTGACGACGGCACTTTCATGGCCAGCCTGGCCAGCGAGTACCCGGTCAATCGGGGCGGCTACATCGAGGTGCTGGAAATGACCCCTGCAGCGGCAGATTTGAGCCGCGCTGTGGACGGTCTACCCCTTCTCAGCAACCACGATGCAGGCGTTTTGATTGGCCGCGTACACGACGTGCGAATCGAGAACAAGCGGCTACGCGGCCGCTTGCGCTTCTTCGACACCCAGGCTGGCCGCGATGCACTTGCCGTGGTCAAAGCTGGACACCGTGAGGTGTCCATCGGCTACGAAGTCTTGAACACCAAGAGCAAGGGCGACACCGTGGTGCTTACCAAGTGGAGACCCTACGAAAGCTCCATCGTCTCCATTCCAGCCGACCCCAGCGTCGGCATCAATCGGGCGCAGCCCAAAGGAAACCAAACCATGTCCACCACCAACTTTGAAAACAACACCACAACCGAAGACCAAGACAACCTGACGCGCAGCCAGCGCCGTGCGCTTCATCAACAAGACGGCGCGGAACGCGAACGCGTTCGGTCTTTGTCATCGCTTGCCACCGCTTACAGCAAATGGCTGCGCCCCCAGGACTTGCCGCGTGCCATTGAAGATGGCGCATCCGCCCAGTCGTTCCAAGACCTGATCATGCAGCGCATGGAGAGTGGCGCAACCGATGTGACCACCAACGCAAGCCTGTTTGGGCAAACAGCCCGCCGCTCTGGCTTCTCGGGTTTCAGTTTGGGTCGCGCCATTCTTTCCCAGGTCGATCCTGCACAGTTCCTTCGTTCAGCGGGTTTTGAAGCGGAAGTCACCCGCGAGTTGAGCCGCGATGCCGTCCTGCAACCGCAGGGGCTGATGGTTCCGATGGAAGCACTCTTTCCCAGTGCAGGGCAGCGCGACTTGACGTTTGGCTCCAGTACCCAAGGCGGCAGCACGGTGCAAACCACGGTGTCCACCGACATTGCGGCTTTCCTGCGTGCAAAGTCTGTGGCACCGCAAATGGGCGCGAGGATTTTGGAGGGCCTCACCGGCCCGGTCAGCATTCCGCGTCAGACCGCATCGGCCTCAGGGGCTTGGCTGGCAGAACAAGGCACAGCACCAGAGAGCGAACTGAACACCGGGAAGGTGGACTTGACGCCCAAACGAATCGGCGTTTTTACCGACGTCTCGCGTCAACTGTTGATCACGAGTGCGCTGTCAGTCGAGCAGATGATCATTGAAGACCTTCGTCAATCGCTGATCGCAGAAATTGATCGAATTTCCTTGGTGGGCACGGGTGCCAGCAACCAGCCTCGCGGCATTGCCAACACCTCGGGCATTGGTTCAGTTGTGGGCGGTGCCAACGGCGCGCAGTTCAACTGGCAGCATGTGGTGGACTTGGAGAAGTCGGTCGATGGCGTGAATGGTTTGGTGAACATGCAAACCTGTGGTTACGCGATCAATCCATCGACTCGGGCGTGGTTCAAACGCAAGCCCAAGGACGCCAGCTTGTCGCATGGCTACATCATGGGTGACACACCACTGGATGAACAGGGGCTCGGCGTGTTGAACGGTTATCGCGCCATCGTGTCGAACAAGTTGCCCAGCAACCTCACCAAGGGCACGGCCGCGGGCGTGTGCAGCCAAATCATCTTCGGTGATTGGTCGCAGTTGGTGCTGGCGCTGTTTGGCGGTGGTGTTGAAATCATCGTTGACCCCTACACCCGGTCCGTAGATGGCACCGTGCGCATCACGGCCAACCTGTTCATGGATGTGGGTGTGCGCCAGCCCGGCAGCTTCGCAACCATGGATGACGGCCTGACGGTCTAACCGCAGCGGCAAGTAGATCGGCGGACTGCTCAACCGCCGATCGCGTGAGACATGAAGCGCTTCTCACCGTCCATCCTCTGGGGACTGGGCGCCCCAGCGCTTCACCCCATCGCATGGGCCTCAGTTGGCCTCTAACTCCACATGCACCTGCTGGCCGGTTCGTACCGCCAGCGTCACCAGCATGTCGAGGCTGAATTTTTCCCACTTGCCGCGCACCAGATCGCTGACTCGGGACTGGCCCACGCCCAGCACCTCGGCGGCTTGCGCTTGTGTCCAGCCGCGTCGCGCGATGGTGTCGCGAAGGTCGGCCATCAGTTGGGCACGCATGGCCAAAAGAGTGGCCTCTTCCGGGCCAAAGCCCAGGTCGGCAAAGACATTGCCGCTGGACTCGGTCACTTGTTCTTTCATGGCCGTCTTTTTCACAGCATCACTCTCCCAAAATTTGCCGCAAGCGGCGGGCAGCCAGGTCAATGTCTTCTTTGCGTGTTTTCTGGGTCTTCTTATGAAAAGCGTGCAGCACAAACACGGCTTCTGCGATGCGTGCCACATAGATTACCCGCCACTCGCCCTGTACATGCACCCGCAATTCATAAGCCCCCTTGCCGACTTGCGGCATGGGTTTGAAGTCGGTGGGCATCAAACCACGCTGAATCGCGTGCAACTCAAAGCCTGCATGCCGCCGCGCTTCGTCGGAGAAGTTCTTAATGTCGTCTTGCGAACTGCCGACGAAGCGCAACGGTTTCATGTCTGGATTATCTAAGTATTTATATTTGGCGTCAATTCTGTCACCATGGATTGCAGCCTTCCAAGTTCTTGCCGCGCAGATCGGGCTAGCTGAGAAAGAAGAACCAAAACAACCGTGCTTTCTTTTCGGTCAATTTCACATCCTTCCAACTCGCGAAGTCTTGCGCTTTCCCCGTCTGCAACCAGTTCTATGGAAAGAAGCACATCACTCAGATCTTCGCCGCACCCCTCAATCAATTCAGTGGTCATGGCTGGTTTTGGGATTTTGATATCTTGAGTCATTGCTTTTCCCCTTCTTGCTGCTTCACGCCTTCCGTTGCACGCTCGGTGCGATTTGGGACATAGTCACCGATCCAGCCTGCCATGTCCTCAAAAACTCGCGGGCCACCCATGGTGTCTAGCGTCTCGTCATTCAGCCAGCCCATGGTGGACAAAAACCGCTTCGCAACATCGATTGAGCGGCGCAGTTGATCGACGTTCAATTCCAGTTCGTCACTGCTGATGGCGTCGAGCATGTCGCGCAGCTTGAGGATGTCACTCGACATGATGTGAAGCATGCTGGACAGCGCCTTGGGTATCTTTTCGCTCATAGAACCACCTTTCGTTGTGCACCGACGATCCTGTCGGCCTGGTGATTCCAGCGTGGAAGCAGCGCCCATTTTTCGGGGGGCCTTATGGGGGATCAGCCATTTTTTAGGCCTACAACCCGCATGAATGCTTGGTGTACTGAGGACACCGCTTCCGCCAGAACCAGGTTTTACGAGAGTTCAAGCACTCTCAGTTCCCCCGAAAATACCAGTTTT